AGGAGGTGTCTTTGATCTTGAGAGGGTTTTTGCTTTCTTGCCTAGCATTAAGAAAAGCGGAGTACCTTGGACTTCAGAGTCCAACGGTCTCACCAACCTCAAGGCCCAAAAGTTTATACTTTACATGTCTAGTCTCCATGCTCTATCTAATATTGAAGGAGATGACAATCTTGGATTTGGATTTACATTCTCAACTGAGTTGCGTGCTGAATTATTCACTCGAATTGGTTTCGCAGCTAAACTCAGCGTCACTCGGGACCCGTTCTCGGAGTCCTTCTGTGGCTTGGTTTTTGACCGAGTTGATTGTCGTAACATCCCGGATGTTATGTATGCTATACAGAGCATCGGATATGTCACATCAAAATATCGTCCTGGCAATCGAACCGAGAGACATCGGCTTATCAATCTCAAAAGTAAAGCACTTAGTTTCCTTCACTTATACGCAGGGGCTCCCATTATCCAAGCCCTTTGTGTCACTGTCATACGGCTTTTGGGCGGTGTTGAGATCGATTGGGAACTCGTCCCTTTCAATTGGTGGACGAACCGTATCATTCGGGAGGTTGAGCGATATGGAGCGGTCCCTGTGCCTGTTGGAGACGGCTCAAGAATGGTGGTCCACACCAACTTCGGTATCAGTGTCTCTAGCCAATTGGTTCTCGAAGACTGGTTTTCGTCTTGGACGGAGCTTCAACCGATTGACCACCCACTTATTCAATTCTTCACCAGCCCCCTATCAGCGAGCTACTTGCGCGATTATGGGCGAGAAGAGTGGTCTCGAGAGATTACGCCAGTCAGGCCGTTTGCGAAGGCTCATAAGACTCGCACTCGCCTGTTTGTTTGGGAATCACAGCTTTCTCGATTATCGTTATGGGCAAGGACTTTCAATCGTAAATACCTCGTCCACCATTACCCCGTTCATACGAACACTCTTGGCGTTCGTGAGCGGCGGATTCCCATTGGCTTTATTCCATACGATTATGGATTCATTAGCTCATTGGGCCACCGCACCGAGCTGTGCCTTGTCATGGGCGAGCCCGAATCCGACAGTTTCTCAATGCTCTCTGTTGGAGAAGATCATGACTGTTTCTTTGATCCCAGTAGCCTCGGTCAGGTCTGTGCTAACCTTGTTATTCTTTTCTCCTGTGGCAGCTCAAGGTACAAGGCGTTACTCGAGTCCCTTCGAGGATTACGCCAGGAGCTGGCAGATG